TGAAAATAATAAAGATATGCCCATGGATATTTTTAACGTGTTCGTAGGAAACCGAACCAAACTAACAAGGAAACAATAACAATGAAACAAGAACAAGGAATCACGAAACGTGAGAATGCAGGTGCACTGGCTACAAATATTTTTGAAGCTGATGCAGGTGCTGGCTCTCAGAATATAACGCAGGAAGATCTTGCGTTACCTTTCCTGAAAGTCTTAGGACAATTGTCTCCAGAAGTTAATAAACAAAACGCTAAATTTATTGACGGAGCAGAACCTGGAATGATTGTAAACAGCGTAACCAAAGAAATTTATGATGGAAAAAAAGGTATAGAAGTTATACCGGTCCATTATGAACGACAGTATGTCGAATGGCAAGACAGAGGTGCTTCTAGTACAGGCGCTCCTGTAGCGATCCATAGAGCGGATAGCGACATATTAAGCAAAGTAACTCGTGACAAAAATTGGAAGGATAGATTACCGAATGGTAATTATCTGGAAAATACAGCGAATCACTTTGTTATTCTTTTGGGTAAAAGTCCATCAACAGCATTAATTTCCATGAAAGCTACTCAATTAAAAGTGAGTAAAAATTGGAACTCATTAATGTTAGGACTTAAAATGCAAGGCAAGAACGGATTGTTCACGCCGCCTACATATAGCCACATTTATAATTTAAAAACTGTTCAAATGTCTAATGACAAAGGAACATGGTTTGGATGGGATGTGTCTAGAGTCGGACCAGTTTCAGATAAAAATGTTTATCAAATTGCTAAAAACTTTGCTGAAAAAAATGTCAAAGGTTTAGTAAACGTTAAACACGGAACTGAAGAAACCGAATCGAAATCACCATATTAACGATTTCTTTTGCAGAGGAATAAGGGGCGGAAGCGGGAGACTTAATCCGCCCCGTTAACAATATGAACGTAGAACAATTTAGAAAGATATTTGTAGGACTAGAACGCGCTCATGGTGTCACTTATGTTGACAAAAAGGGTGCGGACGGAGAAAAAATCAAAGGTAAATCTTTTGTTCAAAGAGAAATAGTCACTAATGATCATTGGTCTAACCACCTACAAGGGAAAGAACCTAGTTTAGGAATCATTCCAATTACGGATGATAATAAATGTCGATGGGGTTGTATTGATATAGATTCTTACGCAGGTTTTGATCATCAAAAATTAATTCATAAAATTAAATTATTAAAATTACCCCTAATCGTATTTAGATCCAAAAGTGGAGGAGCGCATGTATTTTGTTTTACAACGGTGCCTGTTGAAGCAAAATTAATGCGGAATAAACTTTTATCCATTAGCGCTGTATTGGGTTATGGAGGTTCAGAAGTTTTTCCAAAACAAATAGAATTAAAATCGAAAGATGATACAGGAAATTTCCTAAATTTACCATACTTTAATGGTGATAACACAACAAGATATGCCTTTATGGAAAATGGAAAAGCTGCTAGTATAGATGGTTTTTTTGGATTATATGAAAGAAATAAACTTACCCCAGAACAATTAGAAAAATTAAAAGTCGAAAGACCTCCTTCAGAATTTAGTGATGGTCCACCATGTTTAGAATCTTTAACTCAAAATAAATTGGATGATGGAAGGGATAGAGTCTTATATCAATTTATTCAATACGCAAAAAGAAAATGGCCAGAGGAATGGTCTAAAAAAATAAATCAATTTAATTATACTCATTTTATTGAACCCCTAGACGATAAAGTAATTCAAGAAAAAATAAAATTTCATAGTAAAAAAGAATTAGGATTCAAATGTAATGAAGAGCCCATGTGTAATCATTGTGATAAAGCATTATGCAAAGTTAGAAAATTTGGCATAGGAGGAGAATCGGTCTTTCCTATACTCAGTGATTTACAAAAAGTTGAATTAGATGAACCTTACTACTGGGTTAATGTAGATGGTGAAAGAGTTAAACTAGATAATATAGATTATCTGATGGAACAAAGATTCTTTAGAAGAACTGTCGCTAAACAGATCGATAAGAAACCTCCACTAATTACCCGAAAAGAATTTGAAAAATACACGGATACGTTATTAGCCAACATTGAGATTATAAAAGCTCCCATTGGATCGTCCTTAATCGAACAATTAAAGGATCATTTAGAAGAATATTGTATGAATGATTCTTCCGCAACAACGACCAAGGAGGAAATATTTTTAGGAAACGTTTGGACTCACGAGGGAAAACATTATTTTATTTTTAATAAATTTTTTCATGGTTATTTACAAAGAAGAAAATGGTCAGAGAAACACCAAACAACACAAGATTTATTAATTCAACATTGTGGCTGTAAAGATGAAAGAATTTACGTTGGTAAAAAAAGACCAAGTGTAATGATCGTCGATGCCTTTGAAAAACCTGAAAATATATACAAGCCAAAACAACTTAAACCAAAAGATCCATTCTAATGAAAACAATCGTACTAGGCCCACCAGGCACAGGTAAAACTCATACTTTATTAGAGCAGGTGGAAACATATTTAAAAAATACGGATCCAAATAAAATAGGTTATTTTGCATTCACAAAAAAAGCTTCCAATGAAGCCAGAGAAAGAGCAATGAAAAAATTTAATTATTCAGAAGACGATTTACCTTATTTCAGAACTCTTCATTCATTGGCATTTAAACGTCTGGGTTGGGATAAAACAAAGGTCATGCAAAAAAGACATTACGAAGATTTAGGAAAGAAAATTAAAATACCTATCGATTATAATGATTGGGACGAAGAAGAAACAGGATTATTTACAACTAAAAGTGATTATTTAAGAATTATCCATCTTGCAAAATTAAGAAATATTAAATTGGATCAACAATTTGATCTTAAAGAACATAATCAAAAATTAGAATATGATAAATTGGTTATTATAGCTAATGAATTAGAAATATATAAAAAAGAATATGGACTCAAAGATTATAACGATATGATTTTAGAATTTACAAAATCAGAAAACGCGGTTCCTAAATTTGATGTTGTGTTTATTGATGAAGCGCAAGATTTATCTCTTATGCAATGGAACATGACTCGAAGCATTTGGGGAAAAACAAAAGATTCTTTCATTGCAGGTGATGATGACCAGGCCATATTTCGATGGGCAGGAGCCGATGTGGATTCGTTCATAACACAAAAGGGAAAAATATTAGAACTTAAAGAATCGGTGCGGGTTCCAAAAGTCATTCATGAATTTGCCAATAAAATTATAAACAGAATAAAAAATAGACTTCCAAAAAATTGGAATCCTAAAGCACATAAAGGACATTTAAGTAGGTATTGGAATTTTGAAGACATCGATATGAATAATAAAAATTGGTTGGTATTAACTCGAACAAGATATCAACTGAATGCTTTAGAAGAAATATTAAAAGAAAAAGGATTATATTTTGAAAATAGATTTAAAAAATCATATGAAAAATACATACAAGAAGCCGCACTGAATTGGGAACATTTACGAAAAGGACAACTATTATCGTATAAAGATATTATAAATATTTCTCAGTATATAAGTTCGATGAATTGGGACAAAGACAAATTAAAAGCTTTGTCTAAAGAAGCTTTTTATGGAATAGATCAATTAACAAAAGGTTATGGTCTTAATACGAAAAAGACATGGCATGAGTGTTTTGATAACGCTGGATCAAAAAGAATTACATACATTAGAAAAATGAGAGCTAATGGAGAAAAATTAAATAAAGAAGCTAGAATTAAATTATCAACCATACACAGTGTTAAGGGTGGTGAAGAGGATAATGTGGTTATTTTACCTGATTTTACAACCAACACACAATTAGCTTATGAAAGAAATAACGATGATGAAAATAGATTATTTTACGTCGGAGCGACACGTGCAAAAGAGCATTTACATATTGTCAGACCGAAAGATGAAAATAAAGCATTTTCGATGGAGGATGTATAATGTACAGAATCGATAGTGATCTTGTTTTATTATCAATGATAACATTTTATTTTAGCATTAAACTTTATTTTTTATTTACATGAGCGCCTATAAAAAACAAATTGGTGGAAAACACTATTTAAAATATAAAATTCAGCCCAGCAAATTTGTTGTGGAGAACAAGTTGCTATATCCTGAAGGTTGTGTTATTAAATATATTTTACGACATCAAGATAAAGGAGGAAAGCAAGACTTAGAGAAAGCAAAACATTTTATAGATATGATTATTGAAAGAGATTATAAATAATGCAAATACCCCTTTTTAAACCTC